CTGAAAATGCAATCTTAGTTGAATCTTACTTCATCGATAAAGAACGTGGAATTGCACCTAAAGAATATGGAAGTTTGACAGATGGGTCTTGGATAGTTTCATTTAAAATCGAAGATAAAGATTTATGGGAACAAATTAAAAATGGTAATGATTTGAATGGTTTTTCAGTTGAAGTTGCCGGACATCTAGTTGAGAAATTTGAATCAGAAAAAGAACAAACTATCGATGAATTGATAGATGAATTATTAGAAAAGTAATAAGTTATATATTTTTCATTTGAACAAAAATAAAAATCCATTATAATGAATTCAAAACTTTACAAATTAGCAAAAATGGTACTTAATTTGGCTGAAATCGAAACCGATAAAGCTAAGTTAATCATTGAAGGCGAAGCAGAAGTTGGTAAAGAGGTTTTTGTTGAAGACGAAAATGGTGAGCTCGTTGCTCCAGAAGATGGTGAATACGTTGCTTCTGAAAGTATTTTAGTAATTGCTGATGGCAAAATTGCTGAAGTACGTGAAAAAGAAGCAGAGGAAGCTCCAGCTGAGGAACAACCTGAAGAACCAGTTACAGAAGAACAAGAGGAACAAGAACCTGAACAACCAGCAGAGGAAGAAGCTCCAGCTGAAGATGAAAAAGATGCTGAAATTGCTAAGCTTCAAGCACAAATTGAAGAACTTAACAATATTATAGCTGAAAAAGATGAAGAAATCGGCAGACTTAAAGCTGAATTAGAAAAATCTGATGCAGAACCTGCTGAGGAACAATTAAAATCACAAAAAACTGAAAGTAAATCTTGGTTCAAGCCGAGATTCTAATAAAAATTTATAAAAATTTATATATATAAAATTATGGCATTCGTAGTAAATACACTTCCTGATTACGTAGAACAACGTAAAGGTGAATTATTGCAAAAAGCAGTTCTCGGCTTTGAAACCCGTCAATATGTAAATTTAATGACTGGTGTAAAGTATAAAGAAGCTTTAAACATTTTAGCAACTGACCCAGTACTTCAAACACGTACTTGTGGTTTCGATGCATCTGGCAACGTTTCTTTCACACAACGTGTTATGACAGTTGCTCCTTACAAAGTTAACATGTCTCTTTGTGAGGAAGATTTAAGAAAGAAATGGATGAACGACCAAACAATCGTTAAAGCCGGTGGTGAAGTTCTTCCTTTTGAAGAAAAAATCACTGACAACATTGTTAAGAAAGTTAACAACCAATTAGAGAACCTTATTTGGAATGCAACTGATGCTTCTAATGGTTTCGATGGTCTTTTAACTATTGCAAATGCTGAAGCTGATGTTATTGATGCAACTAAAGGTGCTTCTGATTATGAAACAGCATTAAATGTTTACAAAGCAATCCCAGCTGAAATCTTAGACAAAGCTGAAATGTTCTGTGGTGATGATATGTTCCGTTCTATCGTTCTTGAAATCACTGCTAAGAACTTATATCATTATGATCCAAAAGTTGATTCTGCTAAAACTATCATACTTCCTGGGACTAATTGTAAGCTCCATTCCGTAGCGGGATTAAATGGTAAAGGACAAATTTTGGCTGCTGATCCAGAGAATTTATTCTATGGTGTTGATATGGCTGATGATGCTGAAACATTCGATCTTTGGTATTCTAAAGACAATCAAGAGTTCCGTTTAGCTATCAAATTTAATGCAGGTGCACAAGTTGCATTCCCAGATCAAGTAGTTGTTTCTGAGAAGTGATACCAATTTTAACAACAAAATGAGGGTTGGTAATACGGCCAGCCCTCACAAACTTACAAAAATTTAAAAATTTATATTATGAATTGTACAAGTTATACTTTAAAAGGTTTAAATGCTGGATGTAAAGATTCTGTAGGTGGTGTTGCTAAAGTTTGGTTAGCTGATTATGAAGAAATTGGATGGTCTATTGATCCAACAACTCATATTGCTTCAATAGAAGATGAAGGTGCACAATATTTCAAAATTTATAATATTCGTAAAGGTGCAGCTTCAATGACTTCAACTTTAACAATAAATGAGAATGCAGGTTCTTATTTCACAACTGAAGTTACAATGAACTTCTTAAAAATGGAAAATCAAAAACGTTTTGAGGTTATGGCAATGCTTATGGGGCAATGCACTGGTGTAGTAAAAGATCGTAATGGTAAATATTGGGCAATTGGTGTAGAAAATCCGCTTGAAGGTTCTGCTGGAACTGGTGAGACTGGAACTGCTGCAGCTGATGCAAACCAATACACAGTTACAATTTCAGTCGATGAATCTGAATTACCACGTGAAATCACAGATGCATCTATAATTTCAGAATTAGAACGTATTGATGTTCATTGATTTAGTAACACATTAAATAAACCAAAAGACTGAGAAAATTCTCAGTCTTTTTTATGAATAAATATCTTGATGGAAATATATTTTTCATTTGAATAAAACTAAATAAATGCTTTTTATATGAAAAAAGGACAAAAAGAGCCAAAAATCGATAAAAATTCTCAAATTTTATCATTTTCTTTAGAAAGTGTAGAAATTCCGGCATTGGTAGAGAAGCAGATTTCTGGTAAAAATTGGATAAATTGGGGTGCTGATAACAGATTACCCTATTATTTGTATGGATTATATGAAAAATCGGCTTTGCTGCAATCTATTATTAATACTACTATTAACTTTATTGTTGGAAATAGTATTGAATCAAACTACAAACCTAATGATGATGAAACATGGGAAGATTTGATTAGAAATATATCATTAGACTATATGCTTTATAATGGTTTTGCTATTCAAGTTTTCTATAACAAAATGGGTGGAATTAATCGTATAGGCTGGTTAGATATGAGAAAATGTAGGACAGATGAAGAACATACTGTTGTTTATTATTCTAAGGAATTTGGAGAAAGGAAATCCAGTCCAAAATATATTACATTCCCGGCTTGGAGACGCGGACACGAATATAGAAATGAATCTGCTGTTTTCCTTTATACTGGAAGCAAAAGAACAGTTTACCCATTACCTCGTTATTCTGGATCCATCGCAGCAATTGAAACATCTATTAGAATAGACAACTTCCATTTGAATGCAATCAGAAATAACTTTAGCAATAATACTATTGTTTCTTGGCATCAAGGTGTGCCTGACGAAGATACTAAGAAACGATTAGAAAAACAATTTAATGAAAAATTTGCGGGTGATGAAAATGCCGGTAAAGTGATTTTTACTTTTGATGATGGAAAAGCTGATGGAGTTGAAATAACAAATCTTTCAGATGATAACTTTGACAAGAAATATGAAGCATTAAAATCACAAACTATTACTTCTATTTTTACTGGTTTTTCTGCACCATCACAATTATTTGGTTATGCTATTACTGGAAATGTATTTAGCAAACAAGAATACCAAGAAGCATTTGAC